CAATTTGGTGCGATCATAAAGCCATGAAATTACTCAGAATTGCCTACGATAATCAGTGCGCTGGAGCGAATGACATCACACCCAAACGATGCAACTCACCACGGAGCCACCACATGACCACGCACGCCATCCTGCCCAGCCGCAACGAGGACCACGGGTTCTTCGGCACCCTGACCGTCTGCCCCCAGCGCGACCGCCGTAGCGCGGAGGTCTGGACGCTCGCATCGACCCTGATTGCCAAAGCCATCCACGCGAACAGCGAGGACGACATGATCGGGATCCGCGACTTCCTCGACAGCTGCATGGGCCGTCAATTCGCCGATGATGTGGTCAGCAACCTGATGGGTTGCAGCCTCGAGCTCGAGACCGCCATCACCTCCGCGATCCGCCGCTGGCAGGACTGGCGCATCAGCCGCCAGACCCAACGCGACGAGGGCATCCCAGCAGGCCTGCCTTACTTGACCGGCTGGGTGCAGCACTTCGCTGTCGCCGCCGCGATGGCCGAGAGCGAGTGATCATCCCCGACATCCCCATCACGACAGGAGGCACCAATGCCCAAACTCACCGACACCCAGACCATCGTGCTCAGCCGCGCCGCAACGCGTCCGGGCAATCTTGCGATGCCGCTGCCAGATGGCCTGCACGGCGCCGCCGCCCAGAAGGCCGTGAGCGCGATGATCACGCGCGGCTGGCTGGAAGAGGTCGAAGCCGACCTTCGGCGCGGCGAGCCGCTCTGGCGCGAGACTGGCGATGGTCACGGCACCACGCTGATCGCCACCGAAGCCGGGCTTGCCGCGATCGGGATCGAGCCGGTGGTGGCGACCACGATGAGCAATCTGCGCAAGGCGAAGCTGGAACTGGCCCCGGAGTTGAAAGATGCGTCCGCAGCGCAGACTGATCCTGCCACGCCCAAGCCCGTCGTCCTCCGCGCGGGCACCAAGCAGGCGCAGATCATCGCATTATTGCAGCGCCCCGAGGGCGCATCGATCGGTGAGATCGTCGCAGCGACCGGTTGGATGGCCCATAGCGCCCGTGGCCTGATCTCGGGCGGCTTGAAAAAGAAGCTGGGACTGCCGATCACTGCCGAGAAAGTCGATCAGCGCGGCACCGTGTACAAACTGGTTACGGCCTGATCCCAGCCATTACCGCCAGCGCGCGAACAGTCTGCGCAGCGCGTAGCTGCGCAGCAGGGATATGCCGACGAAAACTGCGCCCAGCGCAAGATTGTCACCAAGGCTCGGATGCAGACCGAACCACGGGAACACCACGATCTGCGTGGCGACGGCCAGCACATAGCCCAGCGCGACATTGCTCGCGGCCTCGATCAGAGACATGCGGCGCGACTGGGCAGTCATGCGCGTTTCCTCCTGCGACGCGCCGGGCTCTTGGCCTCAGTTGGTTCCGCGACACGGTTGGCTGTCCGTCCCGTCGCCAGTTCCCAGCGCCGCACGGCGACGTCGCAGTAAGCGGGGTCCAGTTCCATCGCAAAACACCTCCGCCCAGCACGTTCGGCGGCCACCAGCTGGGTGCCAGAGCCGCAGAACGGCTCGTAGATCAGGTCGCCCGGATCGGTGAACGCCGTCAGCACTGCTTCAACCAGCGCCACCGGAAACACTGCGGGATGCGATCCGGCCGCGCCCAGCCCGCCCTTGTGACGCATGATGCGGAACACGCTGTCTGGGATGCGATGACTCTGGATCGCATTGCCGAAGCCCGTCTTGCGATGGACCGCGCCATCCGCCCCGCGCAAACCCCCACCGCCGAGGATCTCGCCCGCGTGCTTGCTCTCGACCGTCTTGTGCGGTTTGCGGGGCGCGCGGTTGAAGTGGAAAATGAACTCGTGCGACGGGGCCAGTCGGCCGTTCCAATCGCCCGGCAGGCCGGGCCCCTGATCCCAGACATACCAGCCAAACCGTCGCCAGCCAGATGCGCGCATCCATTCCACCCATCCTTCCCAATAGGGCTGCCATTCGCTGTCGCGATGCACGAGGCCAAGGTTGACCAGCAGCTGGGCATCGGCGCAGACCGGTGCGGCAGCGAACACGCCCTGCACCAGCGCATCCCAATCGCCGACCTTTTCCTTGGCCGCGCCGTAGTCGCGTTGCTGGGCGTAGGGCGGCGAGGTGAACATCAGCGTCGCCGCCTCATTCTGCATCAGCTTGGCGACGGCGGCGGGATCGGTCGCATCGCCACAGCAGAGCCGGTGCTTGCCCAGCGCCCAGATGTCGCCCGGACGCGTGATAGGTTCAGCGGGCGGTTCGGGGATGGCGTCGGCCGCATCGTCGGAAATCACCGGGCGGTCGTCGGCGTCTGCCAACAGCGCGTCCAGTTCATCCTCGGGGATCCCGATCAGCCCGAGGTCGAAATCCTCTGCCAGCAGCGCCTGCAATTCCTGCAACAGCAGCGCTTCGTCCCAGCCGCCCAGCTCGGTTAACTTATTGTCAGCGATGCGATAAGCCCGGCGCTGCGCCTCGGTCAGATGGCCAAGAATGATGACGGGGGCCTCGGTCAGCCCAAGGTGTGCAGCTGCCAGGACGCGACCGTGGCCTGCGATCAACTCGCCATCAGCCGCGACCAGCACCGGCACGGTCCAACCGAACTCGGCCATGCTGGCGGCGATCTTCGCGACCTGATTTGCATCGTGGGTCTTGGCGTTGCGGGCGTAAGGCTTCAGACGGGCAAGGGGCCAGTGCTCGATCCGGCCCGGCAGGATGGGTGCGTTCATGCCGCCAGCCTCTTCGCCTTCAGGTCGGCAAAAGTCTCGCCAGTCTCGACCAGCGCGGCATTGGCGCCGGTGAACTGCTGCCAGCGCTCGATGGCGACATCGACGTAAGCCGGGTTCAATTCGATGCCGAAGCACACGCGCCCGGTGGTTTCCGCCGCGATCAGCGTTGTGCCGGACCCCATGAAAGGTTCAAACACCGCCTGACCGGGGCTGGAGTTGTTCAGGATCGGCCGGCGCATGCATTCGACCGGCTTTTGCGTGCCGTGCACGGTGGCAGCGTCCTGATCCTTGCCGGAGATGTGCCACAGCGTGGTCTGTTTCCGGTCCCCGGCCCAGTGGCCCTTGCCGGTCTTCTTCACCGCGTACCAGCAGGGTTCATGCTGCCAGTGATAGTCGCCCCGGCTGAGAACCAGCCGGTCCTTTGCCCAGATGATCTGCGAGCGCACGTTGAAGCCTGCCGCCACCAGGCTTTCCGCGACGGTCGCCGCGTGCAGCGCGCCATGCCAGACGTAAGCCACGTCGCCTGGGAACAGCGCCCAAGCCTCGCGCCAATCCGCGCGGTCATCGTTCAGCACCTTGCCTATGCGCTTGGTTTTGGCGGCCCCCGCCTGGTTGCGCCAGGATGGGTCATATTCCACGCCATAGGGCGGGTCCGTCACCATCAGCAGAGGGCGAATATCGCCCAGCAATCGCCCGACCACATCCGCAGACGTGCTGTCGCCGCAGATCAGCCGGTGCGATCCCAGCTGCCAAAGGTCGCCCACAACCGACACCGGCGTGACCGGCGGTTCGGGAATGTCATCCTCTCCGTCGGCAGCGCCACCTTCCAACTGGTCCGGGTCGCGCAGCAATGCATCCAGATCCTCGTCGGTGATGCCCAGCAGCGACAGGTCGAAATCGTCGGCGAGCAGTCCCGCGATCTCATCGCGCAGCATCGCCTCGTCCCACTCGCCCAGCTCGGTCAATTTGTTGTCCGCGATCCGGTAGGCGCGGCGCTCTGCCTCGTCGAGATGGCTGAGCCGGATCACCGGCACATCCTTCAGCCCCAGCATGGCGGCCGCCAGCACACGGCCATGCCCCGCGATCAGCTCGCCATCGTCGGCCACCATGCAGGGCACTGTCCAGCCGAACTTTGCCATGCTTGCTGCGATCTTGGCAACCTGGTCGGTGCCGTGGATCTTGGCGTTGCGGGCATAGGGGCGCAGCCGGTCAATCGGCCACGTCTCGATCTGGCTCGGTGCAAAGACCAGGTCCATGGGCGGTTCTCATTTGGGCAGAGCGGGCATGCCAACGGGCGCGGGCAATATGGCCAGCGACAGGATCGGGATCCGCGATGTGGGGGAAAACGAAAGCGCCCGAGAGGGGTGTCATCCGGGCGCAATTCTTCGATGATTAAGAGGTACGTCAAGGGGGCTAGAAATGTCAACCCATTTTATGACGTGGAATCAACGCGTTCTGCGGGTTCGGGGTTTGCGGGGAAAAGCCGGTGTCGCGAGTGGCTTTCCGGGGTGGCTTTCTGGCCAGCGTGGCTACCAAAAAGTGGCTTGCCTGGATTCCACCGAGGAATCCACTTAGCCAGAAGGGTGAGACCCTAAGCATTTGATAATGAGTCAAAATTCAGGGTCGAGCCACTGGCTTGGCTTCGAAGTGGATTCCCCGGTGAAAAAGCCACGCGCTAGCGAAATGCCGCGCTAAGCCCCCCCGTATACGGATAGGGCCGGGGAGGAACCATGCTGGGGGGGGTCGTGTCGGTTCCGGCCCATTGCTGCCTTTCGCCCACCCTCGGTTATGCTGCACTGCGGTCCGCCATTGCGGACTTTCGCTGCAACTGCGAAATATGATGTATAGCGAATTCACAGAGTGCGGACAAAGTTAGCATTCGCTGCAAGTGCCCCATTGGCTGCTTCGTTGGCGCGAGGGTTCAGTTCTCTGTTACTGTCAAAATCCAGTCTGTAATTTGATCAAGCGAGTGTTTGGCAAATGCTTTTCGTCCCATCCCCAAATAGATATATTGCAGGTACCAAGGCCATTGAGATGTGAG